CGACCGAGCGATGTGCCGCCGTTGCGCACACCGGCTTCAATCACGCGGCGCACGGCTTTCCAAAGTTTGGAAATTTCATCTTCTAAAAGCGTTCTGTGTTTTTTCCAGACAGGTTTGGGCATTTGATGGGATGAGCGCAAATGATCAGGGAAGTGATGGGACAGCGGAGCTGTTTGACGCCGGTGACGACAGCGAGTTTCCCTTTATTTTCAACGGTTTTACGTGATTTTTAGGCTTTCACGATCAGATTCCCGTTATCCGTTTTCCCGCTCAAATCTTTCTGGAATCAGCTGGTTTTCGTGTTGAGCAATTTGAAGCCGATTTTAGCCCGATTTGAGGCCAATTTAAGCATTTTCCAAAGAGGTTTGAGCATTTTGAGCTTCATGTGAAGAGAACAAATGGTTGAGACGCGGCAGGGCCTGTCAGAAACCCTACAATGCGATCCACTCCGAGGAGTGTCCTACGGCAGACAGAATATCACCGTGTCACGCGTCTCATTATAAATCCAAGCGGCACCTGTTTATGCGGAAGTATTTTCTGAACTTTTGGACGGAACCCAGAGGCCGTGCCACATTCGGGAAAGCAATCGATCGGCGGATGGATTAGGTGATCGGACTTCATCAAGGATTCTGATACACGTCGCAACGGTGTCCTTGCTGACTGTTTTTTCCAAAAGCTCTTCCGACGCGGCCTTTAAGCTTTTATAGCCATCACTTGCATGGTTTTTAAAATATTCGCTTAAAAGTTTTCTTGCTGTTTTAACGGCACCCTCTTTCATCTCAGGCTCGTGCAGCCAAAGCGACAAGGATTCTATCCTGCGAAGAATGTTCTGTTCTTCAGCATAATCAGGAATAAGAACAGATAGTTCGTCTTTCTCCGGCACAGGTTGAATGGTAATGGTTTCAAACGTAGCAGCTCGCCCATCATGCGATGTGTATTTATTGGGTAACTTTTCTGTTGCTTCTCGTGTCTTTTTAATTGCCGTTTTTGATGGCTCCATCACCCCGTTTTTTACCTTGTAGTACATCGATCTAGACACCCCAATGTAATCACAAGCCCCTTGTATGGATAGAGAAAGCTCGTTTGATATAAGCTTGAATGCGTTAAGAAAGAGCTCCGTCTGTCTGTTTTTTTTGTCCATAAACATCATCCAGTAAGGCGGTTATACAACGTGTTTCTTTTGTGTGTAATTTTTAGTTGTGTATTCGGTGTGTAATGAATACTGTTACTGCACCGTTTCGAATGTGTGTATCAAATTACAGATGGAACACAATGAAAAAGAGAGCACCAAGCATAAAAGGGATCATCGCCGCCGCTGCGCTTTTGGGATGCAATCGGCACCACCTCCGCTGGGTAATAACCGGCGAACGCACCTCGCCTAAACTTCTCGCTCGATATCACGCCTTGAAAAAGCAACAGGCGGAGTCCGAACAATGAGCAGGTTTTCAGACAATCTGAATGATCTGCTCGTTAAGAGCGGAATAACCAAAGAGGGACTTGCCCGCAAACTGGGAATTTCGCACACCACCGTTTCGCGCTGGAAGCACGGTGCCCTGCCACGGCCTGCACTGCTGAAGCGCATTGCCGAAGAGTTTGGAGTCAAGGTCTCGGATTTGACCGGAGATGCCAAGCCGGAATCCACGGGAAACCAGATGGTTCGATTTATAGTTCCGACTGGTGAGTTTTTGGTTTCCGGTATGAATCTGACCGTTCGGCTTGTTGAGACAGACGATAAAAACGTTCCACACTTCGAGCTGCGCAGGGCGATTGAAGAGGCCGGATTTTCTCAGAACGGTTTCGCCCGGATGATCAAAATTTCCCCGCAAACGCTGAACCGGGCACTGGTGCATCATCAGATGCCGCATCCTCCGACGCTTAAGAAAATCGCCGATTTCTTCGGTATTTCAGTCGCAACAGTAAAGCCGTCTTTCACCTGCGAAGTGCCGGAACAACCAGCGGAGGCGGGCCAATGATGCCGATGGTGGATATGCAACCGGTTTTTTTCAACCAGCCGAAACGGCCTGCAATCCGGGTTTCGCCCAGAAAGATCGGCTGGGCGTTACTCATGGCAGCGACAGTCGTTTTATGGGCAGAGGTTGTGGCTATGACAGCAGCCGATCTGCTCCGTGAACCAACCTTCACTTATAACAGCGAGGTGGCAGCCTATGTCTATCCAGTTCAAAAGTGATTCTGATAAACGCAGTTATGTTAAGGACGCCGTGCTGCTGATGTTACACGCAGCCAGAGGATGCGGAGCAACGGAAGATATTTTACGGAAAATGCCTCTGACCGGTTGCGGTCAATCGCTTTGCGGTGCGCAATTCCGCAGGCGGTTGAACGGGATGCAGCAGAATCGGCTGATCGCACTGAAAGGAATCACTTTCACCATTGCGCCTCGTGGCACACAGCGCCTGCATGCACAGGGGTTAATCTAATCATGGATGCTGCGCATAAAGAATGCATCAGCGACCAGCTCAAACGTCTGGTGACGCATTACGGCTCTCCGTTGGCCGCTGAAAAGGCAACGGGGCTCCCGGCAAAATATTTTTTCAGACTCAAGTGTACGCGCAGACACCGCGATACGGTGGCCCCAAGTTATAAGCACACCCTTCAATGTTCCATTGCCGAACTGGACGGGGTCTTTGAGATCAAGCTTTCTCAGGAATCGAAAGAAAAAGCAGAGGCTCTTGCGAACGTACAGAACATCAGTCTGCGCGAAGTGGTTGAATCTATTGTTGAAGGTTATTTCCGGACGTAATCATGGGCGTTAAGCGAGTCATTTTAGAGCCGCAGATTGTTGATCCGAACAGTCTTAAGGGCGCCGGATGGGATGATATTGAGGCGGCCTTGCGCCGCTTTGAAAAAGCATCGGCTGACGTGGATCATACGACGGTAAGACGGATGGACGTCCGGTCAAGAGCAGACCGCGCCATTCTCGGTTATCTGCTGCTGAAAGCACGAGACCAATACGCCCTAAACGCCTCTTCTTTAAGCGAAAACAACCGTCTTGCAACGTTGCAAGACGGCGAACGGAAGCAGCAGCGGATAGGTTCAGGCCGGTTTAAAAAAAGCGGCGACGGCTTTCTCTCATGGCTCATCCGTGAGTTTCCCGGAATCTCTCAGCGCAGTGTCTACAATTACATGTATCTTGCGCAGAATGTTGGACTGACCACGCTGATGAGTCCGCTCTATGTGCTTTCCCCAGCGGCGCAGTTCGCACTGCGCCGCCCTCAAAAACAGCTCTACCTGAACCCTTGCGACTTTCAGGACTTGCTGAAAAAAGAGCGTATTTCCGGCGGGAAAGAACCCAATGACCAGGCTTTTGAGCAGCATCTGTATTTAAAAACGCTGATGGCTGATATGCAGATCAGTTTCAGTGAAGTCCGCTTCGCGCTGACACATGCGCCGGTTGAAGACTGCGATGCAGTCGAATCATTTTTTCAGGAATCGCTAAACATTATTCGGGGCATCAGAAAGGGACGGCTCGAAACATGAGCGATGTTTTTTCAAAAGCTTCAAAGTGGCAGCGTGACCGCGCATTGCTTTTACACGATCAGTTTGCCCGTCTGGATAAACGCCACGGGAATTTTTCAAAAAGCCTGCAAGAACTTTCGACTTGTCTGCGCGGTTCGCTGCTGGACAATAAAAAGCCGCTGGCTGTTTCAACCGGAACCCTGCGCCGAGAATATGGCAAATGGAAGAAAGCGGGCCGGTGTCCGGAAGCTCTGCTGCCGGATTATAAACCGGGCCAGCAAAAAGTTCCGGACGAATTGGTTGCCGAACTGCACCGCCTCGCCACGATGCCTGGAATCAAAGCATTTTCTGTTGCGGTAAAGGCGCTGATGCTGCGCTGGAAAGACGGCGGAGAGGTTCCGGGTCTGGGATGCTGGCTGGACTGGTGGCGGGAGAATCACTCGAATGAACCGATGCCTGCATCCGCTCCCGATTTTCCGTTCAAAAGATCAACACTGTACAACTACAAACCTGCAAAAGCACTGGTTGCAGCTGGAACGAAAGGTGCACGGGCCGCCCGAGAAACGCTTCCGTTTATCGAAATGGATTACAGCCGGTTGCGGCGATGCGAATTGTTCACGCTTGACGATGTGCGGCTTGATCTCAAGGCCATTGATCCGGCGACCGGAAAAGTCGTTGACCTGGTGGCGTACTGCATGATGGAAGTTTGCAGCCGGATGATTGGCGGGTTTGTTCTGCGTCCTGACGGTGCCATAAAACAAGCAGATGTTGACGCACTGATGCTCCACGTCCTGAGTACGTTCGGCATTGGTGATGGATACCAAACCCATATTCTTTTCGAGCGCGGCTCAGTTGCCTGTTCTGAGGCAACGCAGCGGAGTCTGGAGGGGCTTTCAGGTGGCGGAATTAAGGTGCACCGCACAGGCATTGACAGCCGGATTCGCTGGGCCGGTCAAAGCAAAGACGATGCTTGCGGAAATCCTTACGGGAAAGGCTGCATCGAATCGTTTAACCGGACGCTGCATCTGCTGCTGAACAATCTTCCCGGCCAACGCGGCAGCTCTTACCAGAACCAGCCGCAAAATCTTGAAGCAACAATCAGCCACACTGAAATGCTGACAGCAATTGAGCGAAAAACCGGCGTGAAGCTCGAGAAACAACTGCTGAACATTTGGGAAGTTTCTACCTGCATGCGTGTTGCCATCGATCACTACAACCACGAGCAGGGCCACGAGTTTTCAGGACATGGTGAGGTTTATCAAACGGAAGTCCAGCCGGGTGTCTGGAAAGATTATCGGCCGGTAACTGAAACACATGCGCGGGAGGCTTTGGTTCATGCGTAACGACCGGTTTACTTCGGATTTTCAAAGCAATGATTTTGATGGAAGTTCCTTCACTGTTCGTCCGTCAAACTCCGGAGACAGACGAGCAGGGTTGGATTTCTCCCGGTTGGCTGCATCGTCTTATCCGGTGACGACTGGCCGGAGCCTGTCGGCGGGACGTATTCGTTCTGTCGGCAGGTCTCCGGTTCAGGAGTTTGAAGCGCGGTCTGGACATGTCAGAGAAATCCCGGTTGCTCTGAAAATAACACTTAGCGGCGGGCGAACAAAAACCACCATAGGCCGGAACGGCATATCGTTTGTTCCTAAGCTGCTGAATGTCGAAGGTAAGGTCAAAAAGTTTACCTGGTGGAATGCAAGCTCTCCCGCATGTCAGCCCTGTTACATCGGAAAAACGGTTACCGCTGTTTACGACCGCATGAACTGTGAAGTTATTCATGTACTGGATGACAGCGGCAAGTATCTCGACAGCCTTCCGTTGAAAAACAAAGTGCCGTGGTTCGATGCTGATGCGACGCAAAAGGCGATGGCAGAAACCAAAGTGTTGACAGGCCGTGTTTATGGACAGCTTCAAAATCTTCATGTTCCTGATTCTGAAGCCGCTCTCCTTGCTGCCGGACTCAACAAAGGCCGCATTGAAAGCATTGTCCAGACATTTCCGGTTCGGGACAGGAAGGCCCCTGCGCGGTCTTCCGGCAACGCCAAAGATATGGGCGTAGCTCATGAGGCCTTTCGCGGCCAGAAGGCCGCTTATGAGCGCCAGGAGGCCGAAATTCAAGAACGCATTGAAACAGAAGGCCGTTCCGCCGCGGGTCTGCTTCTGGATGAGCCTTTGTCCGGTTCCGAAGTATCACCAAATCGCAGTGATGATGCCGGTGAGGCCATTGATTTAATCCTCTAACAGAAAGCGATGGTTATGACAGAGAAAGTTAAATTGACAGATCATCAGGAATCCGGCGAACGGCATGCAGGCCGCATCAGCCGGGAGCGGGTACTTGCAGCTACATCTGAACTTCCCGACCGGCAGCGAGAGGCCGTTCGCTGGCTTCACAGCCACGCCTTGGAAAACAGATTGAATTTAAAATCCTTGGCGGAAAAACTGCGCTGCTCAGATTCTTCGCTTTCCCAGCTTTTCAGCGGAAAGTATCCGGCCTCACTGGATAACTTCGTACAGGAAATTGAATCGTTTAGAAAGCTCGTTGGGCAGCGCTCCGCTGTTACAAAAGTCAGTTTTATTAAAACGGAACTTTCCGACCGTATATTTCAATGCTGTGAAGCAGCGCTGATTTATCAGCGCATCATGTTCATTTTCGGCGCGTCGCAGATTGGCAAAACCCGTGCTTTAGAACAGTACGCTGAACGCAGCCAGGATGTGGTTTACGTCCGAATGCCGGAAGGTGGAATCCTCGGCGACTTTCTCTATGAGCTGGCGCAGGCGCTTAAAATTTCAACAGAACACAACACGGCGCAGCTAAAACGCCGGATTAAAGCAGCGTTTGACGACCGGATGGTTCTGATCGTAGATGAACTCCACCAGGTATTCATGACAAAAGGCGGCAGCAGTCGCTTGCGCAGCATTGAATTTATCCGCGAACTTTATGACCGATGCCGGTGCGGTGTTGTCCTGTCGGGAACGAATATTTTCCGCGATGAAATCCAGCATGGCCGCCACAAACAAATACTGGAGCAGCTTGATCTGCGCGGTCTTGCTTCGCTCCAGCTCCCGGATCGTCCGTCAGCCGAAGACTTGAACGCCTTTGCAGCAGCGTATGGATTACCTCCGGCGTCCGGGCAGGCCGCCGCGTTGCAGGATAAAATCATCAAAGAACACCGGTTGTCCAGATGGCTGACTGTTCTTCAGGCCGCCAGCCGTTTGGCGCAAAAGAAGAAAGAAACAATGGCTTGGCAGCACGTTTTAACAGCACACGCCGGATTGGAATCTCTGAGCAAACTGAAACCGAAAGGAACGGCATAAAAGATGACCTGAATATAGCAATGGACAACGTTGACAAGCAGATGAACAAGCGAACCTAACAAAGAAAGAGGCCAATGATGAAGACGATTAAAATTAAACTGGATGAACCGATTCAGGCGGGCGGGAAGGAAGTTGCAGAGCTGGAGATACGCAAACCGACGGTGCGCGATCTGAAAGCGTCCAATGTGTCTGGCAAAAGCGATCTGGAGCGTTCTCTGGTGCTGATCGGAAATCTCTCCGGTCTAGTGCCGAGCGAACTTGAAGAGCTTTCGCTGACCGACCTTGGACGGATTAACGATGAGCTGATCGAGGCGGGTTTTTTGCCACAACCGCCGACAACCCCGAAGAGCTGATGTGTGATGTGGCTCTGATCTTCCATACCTCGTTTGAGGAAATGGAAGGTTGGAGCGTGGACACGCTGGCGGCGCGGAGGAACCGGGCGGTCGAGCTGGCCAAGGTGATTTACGGCGGGAATTAAATACCGCTTCCGGCGACAAAGGTGCCGTTCGGAAATGAGGCGGGCCGGATGCGGTTGGCACGGAAGAAGACCCGCCAAAGCAGGATGTAAACACCCAGAGCGGGCCAGCCGACCGCCGGATAGACTGCGATGAAAAAAGCAATGATAGAAGCACCGAGCAGAAACAGCCCGAGAAACATGGCGAAGCCGAGAATGATGAACAGTTTTTCCATAGGAAAGCGTCCAAATGTCTGAAATTGGTGTATCAATTATAATGCGGCTTGTCGATCTCCTTTCGGGGCCGTCCGTCGGTGTCCGGAAGGCGACAGAGGGTGTCAGCAAAAGCCTGTCTGATGCCAGTACCAAGGCGCAGAAGGCGGCGGCTTCGATAAAAGCCGTTGAAGAGGCTTATACCAAAATGCAGAAGAGCCTGGAGGTCTCGCAGCGGTTGAGCTTTGTCGGCATGGAGATGAGCAAGATCGGCAACGGACTGACCAGTCCATTGAAAGCATCGGTGGCGGCAGCCGCCGACTTTGAAGAGAGCATTAAAGCTGTCGGTCTGGTCACACGCGGGACATCCGAAGAGATAGAGCAGTTGCGCCAGCAAGCCCTGCTACTGGGCAGCACGACGGAATTCTCGACGTTGCAGGTGGCTGAAGGAATGCGGTATCTCGGACGTGCCGGATTCACAACCAAAGAAATCCTGTCCGGCCTGCCCGGTGTGATGGACATGGCGGATGCAGCAGGAGCAGACCTCGCGGCGACGTCGGCGATGGCTGCCGACCTGGTTGTGGGATTCGGACTGTCAGCCGCCGATCTGCCGCGTGTGGCAGATGTTTTGACGGCGGCGTTTACCACCAGCAAAACGACGCTGGATCAGCTGGGTGAAGCGTTGGCGGGAGTTGCGCCGCTTGCGAGCGAAGTCGGTCTTAAATTTGAAGATGCGGCTGCGATGGTTGCCCTGCTAGGTAACGCGGGGATTAAAGGCTCGGCAGCGGATCGTGCCATTCGTTCCATGATGGCCAATCTGGCCAATTCAACAGGCCCGGCGGCTGACTTGGTTTCAGAGCTGAACCTCGACCTGCTCGACATGGAAGGAAACCTGCGCAGCCCGGTGGCCATCTTGGGCGAAATGGCCGATGCGATGAAAGATATGGGCAGCGGAGAGAGGCTTGCGGCCCTGTCCACCATCTTCGACCAGCGGAGTGCCGGAGGGCTTGCCAAACTGATGAAGGATGCCGGTTCCGGCGGTATTCTCGCCTATGCCAAGACGCTGAATGAATCCACGGGGGCCGCCGGGCGTGCCGCCGCGCAGATGGATACAGCCAAGGACGGCTTTGACCGGCTGACCAATGCCGTGAGCAGCCTGCGCGCCGCTTTCGGGACTTCGCTGCTGCCGGTTGTAAACCTGTTCGCCAAAATACTCGGCGGACTCGCTGCTGCCTTGATGCGCTTTACGGAAAAACACCGGACGTGGGCTTTGATTCTAGGGCTTTCTGTGGCCATCATCGGCGGTCTGGCTTCGGCCATTGGCGGACTGGCCTCCGCTTTCGCGGGGTTATACGGGTCTTATCAGGCGCTGTCGTTTGCGTCGCAGTGGCTAAGCATTAAGACCGGCATTCAAATTGTCAGCTTCCGGACACTGAGCGCAACCATGATGGGCGGCCTGCGGAAAGCGCTGCTCTTGACGGTTTCCGCGCTGGCGCGCGTGGCCGTTGCAGGATGGGCAGCAATTGCTCCGTTCTGGCCGATCATTGCTGTTGCTGCGCTCGTTGCCGGCGCGGCGTTTCTGATTATTAAATTCTGGGGGCCGATCAGTGCATTCTTTATATCGCTCTGGGGCGGCATCAAGGTCGGTGCAGTTAAAGTGTGGGAAGCGCTCAAGTTCGCCTTCGGTTTTTCTCCGCTCGGAATGATTATCAAGAACTGGGATCCGATTGTTAAATATTTCCGAGGGCTGTGGGACAAGATCGGCGGCGTCATTGAGCGGATGAGCGCGCCGTTTAAACGCTTTGCCGCCAGTACAACGGTTAGCGCGATGGCCGGTGCCGCTGTTACAACGGCTCCACTGCCGATGATGGCGGGAATGCCTCCGATGGTTTCGATTGAACGCACGATTTCCGCCGCGCGCGCCGAGTCCGGCAGCCGGATAAATGCACCGAGCCAGATTAACGCACCCATCACTATTCATGCCGCTCTGGGTCAGTCGGAAGAAGCTATCGGTCTGGCGGTTGTGCAGCACCTTGACCGGGCGCAGCGTGACGCGGAAGCGCAGCAGAGAGCGAGACTTTATGAGTGAAACATAACTTAACAGCACACGCCGGATTGGAATTTTTGAGCAAACTATAAACGAAAGGAGCAGCATGAAAGATGAACTGAAAATAGCAATGGATAATGTTGATGAGCAGATGAACAAGCGGGCCGAAGTCGCCACGCATATAGCAAAAATTAAATCAGATGCCGAAAAGTACCAGGCACAGGCCGCCGACATCGAAGTGATGGAATATACTGAGCTGACCAAAGAAGTCCTCCAGAAATTTTCTCTTTTGAAAACTCGTCTGGAACTGATTCCAAAAGCGCTTGAACGGAAGGAAGATCAGTTGCGGGAAATTGAAAGATGTATGCCTGAATGCATCATAACCTGCTCACGAAAACTCAAAGGAATCGTGGCCGTATTTGCCGATAAGAAAGCGGACGAAATGAGCAGGGCGTTAGTCGCCCTGGGCACGTCCAGTCAGGAAGCTCAAAAAACATCAGCCGACTCACACCACATAAAAAAACTGCGTGCTCTCTACTTCTTTGACCATCACATGGCGAACGTCAACAGCAGCAGTTACGAAAAAGTTATCCTGAAACTGCGTCCTATTGTCGAAGAGGCGCTTAAGGAAAATCCTGATTTTGACCGGTTCGTAACCGTCTGATTTAGAAACCCGTATAGGAGGCATCATGCAGGTTTTTACACAGCGCAAGTGGCTGGAAGAAGGAAGAAAACGGTTTGGAGATAACATCAATCACTGGAAGTTTATCTGCCCGGCCTGTGGCCGGAAGCAGTCCATTGAGGACTTTAACAAGCAAGGCATCAGGTATGGATTTGCACACGTCTATTTCTGCTGTATCAGCACGTTTGATACAGCCAAGTTGTGCGGATTTACCTGTGCGGCTAAATGGCAGACTCCTATCACATGGGGTATCCCGAAGGTTATTCGGCTGCATAAATGGGAAGTCATCAACTGGGCTGGTCTTTTTGTGCCGGTGTTCCAGTTCGCAGATGCGGAACGTAAAGAACAGGCTGTTATACGGGCGGTTAAGCCGGAGTCATTTTTTGGTCGTTCAGAATCGGCCAGAAAAGCCAGGCCATTGTTCGGTGGACGCTCTGCGGTATATCCGCAAGCGGATACACCGACAACGCGCCAAGTTTTTGGCACAGATTACAGGGAGGAAGAAGATGTATTGTGAAAAATGT